TCTAATCCACTAAGGGAGAGAGTGATTTTGTAAGGGCTGACATCAGCGCCCTCCTCAATCTGGCTGATTTCGCCCAGATCACCAGTACCTAGCCAGTCCTCACCGCCCCAAGTGTAGGTGCCGATTGAGTTATGCACATACAAAGTACCGCTTGGAAACTCCAATTTGGCAAACGTAACCAGCGCAACATGCTGAGCAGATAATGCCGTTAGGACATTGGATGGAAAGCCTCGACTCATGCCAGAACGTCCTCCACCGCTTCGATGTTGAACGTGGAGGTTATGTCCACTTGGGTATCCCATGATGCTGGGCCTGCCAACATAAACACGCCTTTCACTGGCGATGTATAGGTGACAACCGTGTCATCGGGTGGGGTTTTGCGAATTGGCGGAGCGATGCTCAGCGTGACATTGCCAGAAGCATCCGAGTCTGCCTGAGCAACAACCATGTGAAGCTCGTTGTTAAAGGAGATGTAGTCCCCAGGCTTCAGGTATCCAGCGACGTTAGCCGTAGCACCATCACAGACCAGACTGGTACCCGATTGGCTACCACCGTTTACCACTAGGTTTCCACCACCCGCGCCCCTTCGCGTGAAGGAATGATCGTGCAAGGTGAACCGATGCTCTTGTCCGTTTAGCTTAACCAGAAACGCCTGCATCTCTTGGCGGTCATCGCCTGAGAGATTATTAAACTGCAAACTGGCTCGCCAGAGAGAACCTTTGCGAGATGTGGTCTGGACAGCGTTAGTTAAGGGCGACTGGAACGTGCGAGTATTAGAAACAAGCTCAAACGTGTTGGTCGTTGGGGTGATACTTGGGAAGGCGAAAGTAGTCATTAGGAAAATCTGCCCCTTCTCATGAGATCCTGTATGGTCATTATAGTCTGTTGACTGGTCTGGGCCATAGCGCTTTTAATTCTTTGGTCTACGTCAGCGCCTGATCCTCTAGCGTCTACGTTATTGATGACGGTCACACCGCCACCCATCTTCTTGTTTGGAACTATTGAGCCAGACTGGTTGGGCACGAACATTTCAGGCCCACGCTCTCCAACCATGTAAGGGCTGCCAGCTTGTACTGGGCCTCCGATGGCCCTAGCCGCTGGCGTGGCCACTCCACCACCACCACCGCCGCCGGTTACAGCTTTTTTCATTCCGAACAGAGCACTCGCAATACCACCCGTCAATCGGTCAATGATGTAGAACTGAATGAGTTGGGCGACCATGTTCTTTATCATTGCCTTGAAAGCGTCTTTTAGGCTGCCGGTTCCCATGACAGCGTTTGTTAACGCGTCGGAGAATGAAGCCAGCGTTTTTGTCGTGATCTGTTCCATCTTGGTTCTAACATCGTCGTTTGCGCTGTTGAACTTCTTAATCGCGTCGGTTGCTCCCTCGTAAGCTAGTTGTAGTTTGTTTACTTCGTCAGTTTGTGTTCCGGTGCCTGCCCCTTCGGTTTCTCCAAGATCAAAGCCCTCTGATAATTGCGCCCGCAAACCTTTCAAACCAGAAAGCATTCCGCCGGTAAAATCATCAACATTGAACTCGGGGATTTCTTGCAGGGCCTGGACTTGTGGGGCGAGCTTCTCCAACTCTTCGTTTACTACCTTGAGCCTCGCTTCATCGCCAAGGATTGCATCTACCGTAGCACCGACACCGAAAGTCGCTTTACCTTCTCGGACTGCATCGCGCAGTCTCTCTATTTGTGCTCTGCCCTCGCCAATACTGGCGTTTAAACTTTCCTGCTCCTTTCTCAACTCTGCCTGCGCGCCTATAGCACCTTGACCGCTAGCTTCTTGGAATGCCCGAATACCTCTTTTTATGGCGTTAATACCTTGGATTATGGTATTTACCATGTTTTCACTGCCTTCTATGACAGTGACAAAAGCGCCAATCATTGATCCGGCTATATTGTTGGCTAGCTGCTTAAAGCCACCCTCTGCTAGACCCGCCTCCCTCACCATGTCAGTGAGTGATGTCACGATAGATTCAAGGGCGGGAGCCAACGCCGCCACAACCTGATCTTTCAGTCCGCCCATAACAGTTTTAAGTCGAGTGAGAGCGTCTTGTGCATCCTCAACACCCTTGGCTGCATCTGTAGACATTACAGCGCCAAGAGCTTCGGCCTCGCTAAACATCTCACGCAGGCCAGCAGAACCAGCACCTAAAGTCTGGACTAATGCCACACCCTCACTGTCAAACAGTTTCATAGCAAGGCGAACTTTGTCGGCGTCAGTCTGAACGTCAGCAAAAGCATCAGCCAGCTTAATCATCTGCTCGTCTAGGTCTAAACGCAGAAGGTCGTTGGCATTCAGGCCAAGCTCGCGGATAGCGTCCTTCGCCTCACCTGTACCACGGGCAGCCTCAGCAGTTCTGCGAGTGAACCGCTGCATAGCCATGTTCAGGGTTTCAGTAGATACGCCACTGATATCCGCAGCGAAGTGCAAACGACTCAGCGCCTCAGTGGTCGTACCAATACGAGTAGCCGTCTTCGCCAGAGCGTCTGTAGCGTCCAGAGAGCGCGATATGAGCAAGCCTATGCCAGCAGCACCAGCCACGCCAACAAAGGCTGTCTTGAGGTTTAGAGCGGCCCCTGCAACCGTCCTGAGGCCTTTGGTGATACCAGAGAAGGCTCGCTTGGTTTGGTCAACCGCTTTGATCTTAATTAAGACATCGTTAGCCATCTTGTTCCTCGCCTCTAATCTTGTAGAAGGCTAGCCACTCGTTGAATTCAGACAACGACATCTGCTCGGCCTCTGAGATGCTCATGTGTAGCCGATCCGCCAAGGCAACCAAGTTAAACCTCAACGAATCGGCTCTTAGTTTTTTTCCTGATCCTCGACGGACTGGATCTCTGCAAACATCTGCTCGGCTATGCCAGAGATGACGCTAGTCTCCTCGCCCATCAAATCCATGCGGTCTTCTGCCGCAGTAAACAGCCTGGCCCCACCCTCGTCACTGGCTTTCATGACTATTAGGTCAATCATTGCCGATATCGTGGTGTTCTCCATGAACTTGGGGTGCTTCTTTTGAAGCTCGCTGATGTCGTAGCAAGTTATCGGGTAGCAATACATGGCAAAGGGCTGTCCATCTGGATCAGCCCATGCCGCAACCTCGATCTTTCGAGCATTCACTTTTCTTCTATTTCGTAAGTCTTTAGCTAAACCCATTGGGGATTCCTTTAAGCAGTGGCTTCGGTAACCGCTCCCGATACTTGCAGAGCGAAACTACCCTCAACCATACCATCAAACGAGGCAGTCAATGACTTGCTCGTCAGGATTCCAGAACCACTGTAATACTTCTCACCAGTGCCGGTTCCCGTTGGGTACAGTTCCCAAATAAGGTCTGCTCCGGAATCCATTACCAGTTGGACTGCGTCAGCGTCGTCCCAGTAAACGTCCATAGAGAGAGTGGCAGAAGTCAGAGAGGACAAATATGTGCGAGCGGTATCGCCCATCACGCTGTCTTCTATCGTGTCTGCCGTTTCATCCAAAGTGAAGCTACGGACTTCACCCATAGCAGCGACACTGCCGCCACTTACCGCCAATTTGACTACGCCGCTTGAGCCTTTAGTCGTTGCCATGATTAAACCCCTTTAGGTTGTTCCACGAGTGTACTGGTACTCAATGCGTACCGTTAAAATCACCCCACCGATGGGGGTAATGCTGCCGTCGTCGGTTTCTACGCTGACAATCTGTGTGTCGATTGCATAGCCACCACGCGATCTGTCTTCGTCTAGCTTTTCTTCTATAGCCTCAACGATGTTATTCCTTGCTTGATCCAAGCCTGTCCCTTTCACATAGCAGACAAGCTCGTAATCTATAGTTCCGAACCGCTGTGTAATGCTCCCACCCACAGTTCCATCTTCTCGGTTCTCGTTTGTTGTTCTGACTAGCACTGCTGGGTATTGCGCATTGCTTAACTTGTCAAAATCAAACGGCTCACGAGTTACAAACTTAATAGTCGTGGGGGTGGTTACAGCTTGTAGCGATGTAACTAGGTTGCCTGCAATGTTCTCTCTCACGCTCACGCAGACATCTCCTTACGGAACAAAGCGACTAGACGATTCTCTTCTTTATCACTAAACCCAAAGAAGGGGCGCGTCTTATTGTTGAACGCCGCTTTTTTGGCAGCCTCTGGGTTATCGAAATATATCTCAGCCGTCCTGCTATTCTTTCTGCGAACCTGCATTGACCGAATCATTTGACCAGAGGCGTATAAATCTATCGGATCTTCTGGGTAACCCTTCCTTTCTAAAAATTTGAGATAGCCTTTTGAGTATTTGTTAAATGGGGCGCGCCATGGGCCGTCAAAACCAACGCCGTCTTCAGTTCGCTTTAGGATGATCTGCTTGCCCAAAGAACCGACAAGACCAATCGCCTTGTCTATCCCGCGCTTAACGTCCCGCTCTTCTTGCTTTGCAATCTTGGCAAGGTCGCGTGGCTTGATTGTGATTGATAGGCCTAAGCTCATCGTGTGAGTCGCCCATAAGCGACAATGCCCTTCTCATCATCTTCAATGGTGCCGCTTGCGTCGTCGTCATACTCAACACCGTCAGCAAACACCGCCACCAGTTCTTCTTGGTAGCGCTGCTGATAGAAGTTAATCATGTTGAGAAAGCGGTCATCTTGAACCCAGTTGGTTAGCTGGGGGAGGGCGAACTTCCACAACACCAAGTAGGCATTGCAGCGAGTCCACTGGGAATCTGTCAGATAGGCGGGGTTCATCTCCCCTGGGATCTGCTTCTTATACCACCACTCGTTTCGGATGGTACGGGTTAAATCTGTCTGCGCTTTCGCGTGTTCAGTCGCAAAGGATGTGATGCCGAAGTCCAAGATGTCAGGGACAAGGGCTACCAGATCGGAGTCTTGAGAAAATGCCATGTTATGCCCCTACCATTTGACCAAATCTGACCAATAGGCCGCTGATGCTGTTTTGTCTTTGCGCCCTGCTGCTATCTGCTTGGCGAACCTAGCCTTGAACGATCTACGCTTGGCTTTGTCTGCCTCACTCTCACCCTTGCGAGGGGGCTTATTGTCTGCACCTTGTAGCCCAAAGCGG